GTTTGTCGTTGCACCGCCCCCAGTAATGGCTACCGTTGTGTTGGCTAGGTAACCCGTGCCGGGATTGGTCATGATAACTTGCGTAACCTGACCGCCGCTAAGGATTGCAGTCCCGGCGGCATTAGAACCAGTGCCAGTAATGGTGACTACGGTATTAGCAGCGTTAGAGTATCCGATCCCGCCATTGGTGACAACAATACTTACCGTTCCGGTAGCAAAAGTACTGATGCTGGCAATAGCGGTAGCTGTTGTTCCAGATGGGGGAGCGGAAATGGTGACAGTCGGGGGTGACGTATACCCCGAACCTGCGTTTGTAAGCGTGATGCTGTTGACTTGACCCGTGGCAACCACAGCCGTAGCCGTAGCTGCGCCAGAAGAAAAGGTAACAGCAGGGGCGGTGGTATAGCCTGAGCCAGCATTGACAACCGTAATGGCGACAACAACACCACCAGAGATAGTTGCATAGGCTGTCGCCTGAGTACCGCCAGTCTGGTCAGGAGCGGCAATCGTAACGCCGGGGACAGCCGTGTATCCCGTGCCACCAGCCGTCACGTTGATAGCCGAGATGCCACCAGAACCAGTCGTAATGGTTGCCGTTGCTTCAGCCTGGATGCCACCCGTCTGGTTGGGGGCGGAAAGAGTAACTGTGGGGGCGGATACGTAGCCAGAACCTGGGTTTGTAATGCCGATTGTGCCGACAGAACCCAAAGAAACTAGGTTAGTGCCATCCCAGTTGAACAAACCCTTGTCAGGGTCGCCAATAATGATTCTTTCATCTTTGTACTGAGCCGTAGAGATAGCCGAGTTAGAGAATGTACCAACAGCAGAGATGTTTCCTAGAGAAACCGTGTCTAGATTGACATACTGGCCTTGCCCGTTGTCTTGGAAGGCTAGAGCATAGTCAATACCGTTGATGTTGCAGTTTTCTAGCGTTGTGACCGTGCTGTTGGCCGTGATGTTTGCGCCAAGAGAAGTGGCTAACCGAGTCTGGGCCTTGATAATCTTTAGGTTACCAAACCCGATAGGCATAGCATTCTCTAGCCAGGAAAACTCTTCCTGGTCGATTGCTGTCCTGTCGGCCTTGGTGTTTAGACCTTTAAAGTTCTTAATGACAGCATAGGACTTTTTCTGCTCTGCTGCTGCCATGATTAGTACGGGTTGGAGTAGGGGTCAGGGATTCTGCGTGTGTAGGTGCTGTTAAGAGCGGCCTGCACATGCTTGGCGTATTCTTGCTTGTAAATCTCTGCCTCACCGTAGCTTTGTTCCTTGTACTTAGCTTTGTAAGCTGCATAGAAGGCTACAGGCGTGGTGTACGGGTCAACAATCTGGTCAACCTGCGTTGTGTTACTGAGAACTAAAGGATTAGGCAGGATGACGGTATCAACCTCGATAACGTAGCTTTGATCTGGAATAGGGCCAAGGTAAATCTGACCTTGACCGTACATAGAAAAGCAGACGGGACGACCTACGTAGTTTTGCCAATACCGCAACTGGGCATTGAAGTTTGTCCAAGGCAGGTAACGCAAGGGAATGCGTGAGTTACCCCAAAACAAGTTAATGTTAAGAATATCTAGCGTCTGAGTGCTATTCGGAATAGCTGCAAGACTAACAATTTCACATGGACTGTCGTACTGCAATACAGCAGTACCGCCGGTAGTTGTGAAAGTAGTGCTAGGAGGGTAGGCGTTAGTGGCACTCGGGTACGGTGGAACTTCGCCTAACGTACCGCCGGTCACAACTTGATAGATAAAAATGCCGGAGAAAACAAACTGTCCTGTGGTGACAGTATCTCCAGCATTCCAAACAACTGCCGTAACTCCAGTCGTGGAGAGAGGTGTTGCAGAAACTTGAAGGGTTCGTAAACAGCCAGTATCTCTTACAACTCTTTCACGCCCAGCATTGATGTCGTCGGTCAGCTCAGTGTCTGACCAGAAAACACCGTTGGCATCGTGAAGGAGCCGCCGGACTTCCGTGAGGTAGGAAGCAAGAGTTGCCATTTACGTTCCATTTTTATGCAGCCCTCTGGTTGGATTTTCCCCCTGCACGCTTCTCAACGTGCAAGGGTACTACGCCAACCGCCGAGGGTAACGAGCGGTCTTCACTGATGAAAGGCTGGTCAGTTATGACAAACTTAGCCAGCTTTTCTAATCCTTGTTCGAGTTCGGAGTGGAGCCGAATCCAACCCAATCGGGCCAGAATCGGCTCTTTGTCCGTAACACCGTGACCAAAAATGAACTTAGCAGCCTTGAGTGGAATCTCTACCGGCTTACCGATAGGAAACTCAATCTGCTTGTATTCGTAAGTGAAAACCAATTTGCTTTCACTTTTATTGGTCACGAATACGGTTTCACTCATAGCTTCACAACATCGCCGTAAACGGTCACATCGCAAGTAGCGCCAGACACAGCAGTGTTGACCTTCACAAAGAGCGCACCAGCCGTGTAAACGGTGGTGAGAGTGCCCGATGCAAGGGTCAAGTCCTGATAGGTCGAGGTGCTGCTGATATTAGACAACAAGGTTGCGGTTGCTACAGCGTTAGACGTATTTCCATCATTGGTTGTCAAGATGGACACGTTAGCCGTAGCAATGCTCTTGCTGGCGTTTGCAATGGTGATACGACGAATGATGTAAGCAGTACCCGTAGTAGAAAGGGTAGCCGCGCTGTTGCTAGTGGAGCCGACGTTAACGGTCTGCTGCTGGGCAATAGCGTAGTTGCCAAACTTGCTGGGGTAATTTGCGCCTACATGATTCGAGTTCATTGCAAACTCCTATCAGGAAGCGTAAGTGCTACCGACTGCCTGACCACCGTTGGTGGCGAGCAGGGTCACGGTATCGCTAGTTGCAGACGTCTTGGCAAACACGTTAACGCCATCAGAAATGATGACACCTCCAGTGTTGGCAGCAATAAGAGTAGCATTTGACGAGCCGTTGTTAGCAATGACGCTGGTGTTCGCTTGCGGGAACATCAAGTACACACCTGCTGGAATCACGGTTCCGTTACCAGTGCTAACAGCGGTAACAGTCGTAGTCAGAAAGTATGCACCAGCGGTGTTGCTAGTAGCGTTGGCAAGAATGATTTTGTTAGTAGCCAGAGACATGTTCTACTCCTTACAGTGAGAGGTAGTTATAGCCGCTGACAACCGACATCGACTTGGGCTTGACGTTGACCAGCTCTGCAATCATCAGAACGGCACCGACATAGCCAATCTGCCAGTTCGGGAGTGTGGACTCAAAGCCCGTGAACACAAACGAACCTTGCTCGTGGATGTAGAGCGAAAGATAGTTAGTGTTCAGGAAGTACACGGTCCCTTCGGGGCAGTACGGATCGGGATAGATCGGAACGCCAGCAACCATCAGGGCGCGGAAAGCAGCCTGGGGGCCATTGGGGTCGCCATCAAAACCGGAGCCCGGAGTGATGACATATTGCTCTTGACCAACAAAGTCTTGAGCCAACAGGGTCCACGTACCAAAACCGCAAACACCAAACGATGGCATCTCAGCGCCGTTCTTCACAGTGCCGGAGATGTATTGCAGGATGTTTTGACGGGTCGGGTTCACAGAACCGGCTGCATAAGACTTCGACTGCCACCAAGTGTAGGCAGAGCGGTCAATGTTGCCGTATGTGCCAGAGGCAGAAACGGCGGCAGGCAGACCAATAAACTGCTGAGTGTTCGTGGTGTTGTTGTACAAGGCGGTAGCCATTGCATCCATCATCACGTTGGTCGCATCGTTCATGCGAGCTTCGATCAGAGGGATGATGGCAGCGTCTTGCTGCACAGCACCTTCCATACCCAGGAAGGGCACGGGAGCAATCATCAATTTCAGGTCGTATTCAGCGTTGTAAGCACCCTGCTGAACTGACGGCTGGTTGAATGAACCAGAGTAGTCAGACCACTGAGCATTTACAAACTGAGCACCCTGCACGGGAACTGTCACGGAACTCACACCGCCCGAGGCTTGCTGACTGTTAGCAATCAGCGCCGCCATGAGAGGCGTAGAGTTATAGAGTTGAACAACCAGCTTAGGAATAAACGCACGACGAGTAACGTAAGTCAACTCGTTGAATTGCGAACTACCTGTCGCCGGAAGAATACCGCCACCGATGGCCATAGTTTTCTCCTAGAAAAATACCCTCTGTTTCACAATCCAATGGGACGCATAGGTTTACGAATCTCATTGAGCGCACTCACTGCGGTTTCACGAGCTGCTGCTGCCGGATTCTTCCAGTACTTTCCGAGGTCAAATTGCTTGACTGCGGAGGGGTTGTAGCCAGAAGGGGTAGGCGTAGCGGCTTGTTTCATCCACTGGTGATACTGAGCAGCGGTTTCATGGTCGCCAATTTTCTTGTCGAGCATGAGTTTCTCCACTGCTTCAATTTCATTTTCATCATCCACTAAACCTTTCTTGACCAACGCCTGACGACGCTTTTCAAGAGTCTCAATGGCTTCCTTCTCGCGCAACTTGGCTCGCATCGACTCGTTTTCCTTACGCATCTCAGCCATGAAAACTGAAGTTTTATCCTCAATCTCTAGCTCAGGAATAGGAAGATCGGGATTGATCTTCTTAGTCATACGCAGGAAATCTTTGCGAGTTTCCGGGTTATCAGCCAAAGTTTGAGCTAGGCGAGCCAGCTCATCTCGTGCTTCAGGAGAAAGATTTTCTAGTGACATGATGTTACCCTCTTAATACGTTCATATTACTTTCTTGCCATCACCGGGCTTCTGAACGGCCATGCCGCCCTTGCCCACTTTAGCGGCACCAGACAGGCCACCAAGTTCAGCAAAGCGGGGGGTGTTCACCATAGCGCCATGCTGACGCTGGTTGTCGGTGGGACGGCGGGGGGCGGCTGCGCCGCGAGGCTTAAACAAATCCATGATGGACTCCTATTACATTGGGGGAATTGGGGGTGTTGGTGCGCCGCCAACCGGAGGCATACCGGGAATTGGCGCTTGAGCAATCGCTCGTCCTTCAGGCGTTGCGCCACCAGCCTGGGGAAGAGATTGGAGCATCTGAAGAATCTCAGCCTGCTGTAGTTCGTTTGTCTTACCTTTACGTGGCCCCATCATGCCGTTGAGCACACGGATAGCATCCAGAGCTTTTCTTCCCTCTTCGCTATCAGAGCCGAGAGCCGGAAGCGATTGCTCGATCAAATCTAAAGCCATGCCAATGTTAATCATCGCGGCTTCACGGCTACCCATTTTTGGCTCGGGGGTAGACATGGGTGCAGACATAGGAGGAGTTTCTACATCGGTCACTGGTGCATCAGGCATCTGAGGCATGGGGGAAGGAGCGCCTGCGCTCTTTGGGCCGCGCATCAACTCCATCAATTTATCTGCCGGAACACTCATGTTCTCTCCTTGGTGCCGTTTGTAAGTGTTTACAAACAGCTTGTCAATAGGTGGGGGGATTTGTTTTGCTTCCCTCCCCCCGTAGGAGGGTAGACGGTCAAACCGCAATTCTAAGGGCACAAGCCCCAAGAATTACTTGCGGCTCTTACGACCTTTACGACCTTTACGCATGTTGCGCTCCTTGGTTCACGGCGGCCACTTACTTATGAGGGGAAGCAGCCATACCCTTTTCCTTGCGGAAATCAACGGCGGGTTTTGCGACCACGCATCATTTTGCGGTACATGATGTTTCCTTTCAGGAACGGGAGTAATCCCTTTGACTACGCCCTGTTGAGGTTTTAAACCCTGTTTGCCTATATGTCAAGTTGGGAGTGCCCTCGCCACGCTTGAGAGATTCGGTTTCCACCCGGGGCTGGTCAGCCTTGGGTTGAGTCATGCTTCTTGTTACGGGTGCTGTAGCCATCATCCCACCTTTTGAAGTTGAGGTTTGCCACCACCGCTTTGGGGCGGTTGCTGCGCTTGCTGTTGTTGTTGCTTCTCTTCCATCTTCTTCAGACGGTCTTTGAGCAACTGTTTCATCGGCGGCTCGATCAAGTCGAGCAGACTTTCCTTGTCGATAGCGCCAGCTTTCAGGAGCTGGAATGCCATCGAACGCAGGTCTTCCATAAAGATGGGCGAGTTCGAGTGAGCATCTACCTTGACTACAAAGTCATGTGTGAACTGCTCGGCAATGAACGGCACACCGTTGATGTCTGTGTAATGCGTTGGGTCGTAGGCTTGCATGCACTTTAAGTACAAAGTAGCCAACTTCTCAAGCGAATCTTCAATGACTAGCGCACGTTTCTTGGCTCGGCTAGAACCCAGACGGGCTAGTTGAGAAGCATGACCAGACGAACGCACACCGCTTTCCCCTCGGCCTTGGAGTACGCTCACGATGCCAGAGGCTTCTTCAAACATAGAATCAATCTCTCCGATTTCTCTGAACAAATCGGGAGGAATTTGAGGAGCCAGCTTCTCAACCTTGGCATTGGGCATGTCAGTTGAAAGTAGACCGCCAGCGCGGTTAAGAGCAAAGTTCTTCTCGTCCAGAATACCGGTAAAACCAATCAGGGCTGTGGGCGGCTGGACTTGCTTAGAAAGTAGATCAAGAATCTCAGCCATACGCTTGTTGCGTAACTGCTGAAGGTAGATCAAACGTTGTACTTCTGACATTCCCCAGAAATAGTCGTACAGAGGGTTGGGGGCAATCTGAATGAACGGTTGCTCGCCCTTGAGGAACATGCTCTCGTTGGGGCGGTCGTAGATGATGACATCAGGGTCAGCACGAGTAACTACTTGGTAGTCTTGAATCTCATCATCCCAGACGTACAGCTCAACCATTTCAACGGTGTCTTCAGCAACTTGCGCCTTGTATCGGCTCATGCCAGCAAGGTCTAGGTTTACGTTGCCATACATTGTCGGATTGGTTTGCGACAACATAATTCGCTCGATACCGTTGGCAATATCGGTTCGCTCATGTTGCATAGATGCAACGCGAGAGACAATTTCTTCCCTGCGGGGATGGTTAAAAAGCTGAGAGTACAACTCAGACTTGGTGACATAGTAGGTGTGGATGAACGCTTCTTGGTTATCCAGGCCAGGAATGTCCTCACGCAAAACGCCGATGCAAGCAGGTTCAACATAATGCGGGTAAGGAGTCTTACCCTTCATCACGAGCTTGATAAATCCTGAGTTAAAACAAAGCGCCCAAGTGGTAGCAAGCGCAAACTTTTGGTCAGCGTTTGTGTCTAGCCAAGTATCGTTTAGAGCACGAGTCAGAACAGGAATCTTGGTGTGCTCAGACTCATTAACGCTTGCGCCAATGTTGATTGAGAAGCGAGTTGTTTCAGCCGAGTACAAGAACGAGGTGAGCTGGTCAATGTGCGGATAGATTTTGTTGTAGATGGCCGGAGACTCGTCCGGCCCGTTCCCAAACAAATACCAGCTTCTCAAAGAACCGTATTCAACCTTGCGCTCTTCACGAGAAACAAAACACTTCTGGATGAGGTCAAGAAAGAACTCATTTCGATCTAGTGCATTGGTTGGAATTCTCATGAGGTTTTAACCTGAAGGTTCTCGTGGTCATTCATAATAACGCCAGCTCTAGGGCCAGTCAAATTGCCTGCTGACTTAGGGTTAATACCTACCGGCTCATCAGCAATGGGTTTGTATTTGCCGCCCATGACTGATTTCATGTTGATAGCGCCTGCGCCGCCCCACATCACTTGGTCGCCAGGGCGTGGGCCTTGCTGCTGGGTAGCCTGCATAGCCTCGGTAGCTTGAGCAAATTGCTTGTCGGACAGTTTGTTCTTGCGTTTCATGTAGCCAGTCTGGTGTTCGCCCTCACGGGTGGACTTGATGTCGGTCATGTCGTAGTCCATAGCCAACTGCTTGAGATTCTTGTCTGTAGACTTGGTTTTGTCCGATTTGAAGCTCGGAGCCTTCTTAAACAGCACATAAACGTCTGTTTCGCACCCTTTCATGGGGCATTTGGCCTCTCTAGACTCAAATTCTCCATGCTTTGGACAGCAATAATCTTTCAAAACAGCCATGTCGTTACCCTCTCATTTGCTCGTCAAGCGATGGTTTACTGTAATCATGCCGGTTGACGAGGCCGACATGCAACTTAAATCCCTCGTTAGTCATCACTAACTTGGTAGATTTGAAGATAGGTGGCTCATCAACGCGCCGATATTCCACCCATTTCTTAGTTCCCAGACGCATGACACGGACTTTTCCGGCCTTCCAGTCGGCATAAGCCTTGTTCACACGGCGTTGTATCGTCTCACTTAGGGGTTCTTTGTCCAACAAAAAGACATCGAGCAGGTGGCCTTTAGAGATGCCAGCAAGCTCGGCAAAGAGAGCCTGGGAGATACCACGGTCCTTGTCTTCAAGAAACCGCTTGATCTGCTTCTTCAGCTCTATCTTTGACAGGTTGTGTGTGGATAGTGATTTCATAACCCTTCTTTTACAAGAAGTCTAGGAACTCTTACTCTC